GACGAAGCAGAAAAGTATGGTGGTCACGGCGGAGCGGGTTATCTCTCGCTGAAGAATGACGGAGATGTAGCAAGAGTAAGGTTTATGTATAACAGCATAGACGATATTGAAGGCTACGCAGTTCATCAGGTAGAGATTGATGGTCGTAAGCGTTATATTAACTGCAAACGCAAGTATAATGACCCGATTGACAATTGCCCGTTTTGCAGAGAGCATATTCCGCAGTTAGCAAAGTTGTTCATTCCTGTGTATGATGTTGACGAAGATAAGGTCAAGATTTGGGAAAGAGGAAAGAAGTTCTTCGGTAAGATTTCAAGTATCTGCGCTCGGTATGCAAACAATACAAATTTAGTATCGCAGGTATTTGACATTGAAAGAAATGGGGCAGCCGGTAGTACGCAGACTACATACGAAATTTATCCTGTTGATGCTCCCGATAATACGACACTTGATGATTTACCTGAATTTGAAGGTGTTATGGGTGGGGTAATTCTTGATAAGTCTGTTGAAGATATGGAATATTATCTTGAAGATGGGCAGTTCCCTCCGACAGCAGGAGAAGCGCCTGTAAGAAGAAGGGATGCCGCTCCGAGAAGGAGAGAAGAACCTGTAAGAAGAACGCCGAGAAAAAATAACGATAATACACCATTTTAGTTAATTGAAAGCGCAGTTTGATATATCACTTTGTCCTGTTGGGTTAGACTGCGCTTTTGTTATATGGGCGCACACTCCTGAAAATTAAATAGTTGAACATAGGTTAGACGCCAAGTCGTATACAATGCACACAAGTGCGCCCATATTTTATTTAGGAGAAATTGATGGCACTCTTTGATGTACCGAAACGAAATACGAAAGAAACAGACTTGAACCTCGTAAAGAAAACACAGGCTGTAAAGAAGCAGAATGTTGTTCGTGCAGGAAATAGTTTGATAGATAGAATAGCGACAATAAAGGCAAATGTGGAGAGAAATCTTGGTAAATATAGTAGTGAGTTCATAGTCATACAAGATGAGATTTCTCTCCATAACTATATATTGCATTGTATTGAAAATAATGCGGTTGCTATAGATACAGAAACTACAGGGCTTGACCCGATATTAGATACGATAGTCGGTGTATGTTTGTACACACCAAATCAGCAAGCCGCATATATTCCAATTAATCATATATCGTATGTTACAGGAGCGAAAGCGGATAATCAATTAGAAGCAGAAGCGGTTGCGAGTGAATTAGACAAACTGATAAAAGCAGGTATTGACATTATAATGTTCAATGCCAAATTTGACATTAGAGTATTGCGAAATCAGTTAGGTTTAAAAGATATTTACTGCACTTGGGATTGTTATTTGGCGGCAAGATTAATGAACGAGAACGAGCCGTCAAACGCATTAAAGAAACTTCACCAGAAATATGTTCTTAACGATGCGGAAGATGAGTTTACATATGACGAGATGTTCAAAGGAATTGAATTTAATAAAATTCCTATTAATGTCGCATATTTGTATGCCGCACACGATGCGAAAATAACATATGAATTATATGAATTCCAGAAAAAGTATATGTACTACGATGAAACTTGTTCGCCAGAAGATAGAAATGGAATGAACGGAGTTGCGTGGGTATTCTTTAATATAGAGATGCCGTGCGTAAGTGTAGTCGCAGATATGGAAGATACTGGAGTATTGTTTGATATTTTATATGCAAAAAAATTGCACGAAAAATATTCCGTTCTATTAGACGAAAAGGTTAATAACTTTTATAGACTGTGCGAAGATTATTCCGAAGAAATAAATCAATATTTGAAAAATAATCCGAATTCAAAACTTGAACAGCCTATAAATGTAGCAAGTCCTTCGCAGATAGCGATATTATTGTACGATATTTTAGAAATAGAGCCTGTAGACCAAAAGTCACCGAGAAGTACAGGTGAAGCAGTATTGCAGAAGATAGATAATCCTATTGCGAAAGCAATACTTGAATATCGTGAGGTATCAAAGTTAATCAGTACATATATAGATAAGTTGCCTAATTGCGTAAATCCGAGAGATGGAAGAATTCATTGTTCGTTCAATCAGTATGGTGCAGATACGGGAAGAATGTCAAGTAGTGACCCTAACTTGCAGAACATTCCGTCGCATAATAAGGATATACGCAAGATGTTCACAGCAAGTGATGGATATGTTTTAATGTCAAGTGACTATTCACAGCAAGAGCCGAAGGTTATGACACAGATGTGCGGTGACCCAAAGATGATTAAAGCATATCAAGAAGGGAAGGATTTATATGCAGAAATTGCCGCGTTGTCCTTTAATACTACATACGATAACTGCTTGGAATTTAGACCCGACGGAACTACTAATCCAGAAGGAAAAAACAGAAGAAGTCAAGCGAAGTCAATACTGCTTGGGGTTTTGTACGGGAGAGGCGTGCCGTCAATTGCTGAACAATTGGGTACAAGTACAGAAAAAGCCCAAAAGATAAAAGACAGCGTATTTAAAGGATTTCCTGCAATACCACAATTTGAGCAAGACAGTTTAGATATGGCATATGAATTAGGGTATGTCACTACATTGTGGGGAAGAAAAAGAAGATTGCCAGATTTACAACTTGATGAGTACGAATTCAAGTGGAAAGATGGGAGCAGACTAAATGCTGATATACTCAACTTTGAAGCCAACGAAGATACAGAAGTTGATATTCCAGAGGAAACAATACAGAAGTATTTGCGGAAATTACGCAGATGCAGATTTGGTGAAAAACGAAAAATCTTTGAAGAGGCAAATAAAGAGGGAATTTGGATAGTAGATAACGGCGCAAAGATAGCAGATGCGCAGAGGCAATGCGTAAATGCAAGAATACAGGGTAGTGCCGCTGATATGTCTAAACTTGCTATGATATTAGTCGGTAAAGATGAAAGACTGAAAGAATTAGGATTTAGATTATTAATTCCTGTTCACGATGAATTAATAGCAGAATGTCCTATAGAAAACGCAAAAGAATGTAAGGAAAGATTTGCGCAGTTAATGTCGGATGCGGCTAAAAGCAGATTAACAATTCCTATTAAGTGCGATGTAGAGTTAACGAAATCTTGGTATGGAGAAAGTGTGAATATATGAACAAAAAGATAGTTGTTATAAATCCCGTTGGTTTTGAGGGCGGAGGAGCAACAACGCTTTGTTTAGAATATGCAAAACTTGGAATAGATGTGTGGTTTAAAGATTACACATTCTCTTGGCAAGAAAAATTAAATTTACCGGCGCACGTTAACGTATACACAAATAGGGAAGAATTATTTAACTTGGCAAAAAATAATGATAGATTATTATTTGTAAATTTATGGTTTGGGAAAACGATGCCCGATACTGTTTTAGATGATATTATCGCTATACGAAAATTATATCCAAAAGTAGAAATATGTTATATCCACTGTTCAAGAAGATTATTAGATTTATATAAATTATTACCAATATGCCAACGGAATAATTTTATGTTTGATTACATTTATTCATTAAACAAATCTATCCGAACATTTAATTATTGTAATTCGGCACTAATAAATATAAATGCGTATACATTACCAAAATATAATCCAGCAAAATTTTCTGAAAGAGAGAAGATAGTATTTACTGCTGGCAGAGTAGAGGCATTTAAGGGTATAGTTAGGTATTTTAATTCAATAGATTTAGATTACATTAATCGGTTTGACGGTTATGTGTATTTGCACGAGGGCGCAAAATTTAATTATCATAAAAATGATGACGGAGTAAGTTGTCCGCCGCAAATGTTGTCCATATTTGAAACTACAAAATCGCCAAAAGTTCTTAAACCTCAGTTTGCTTTAAAGCGATACGGAGAAAGACCAGATATAAATAAGTATAATATTTATCCTTCGTACAGTATAGAAGATATAGAAAATAGATGGAAATATTATTTTGCTGGTGTATGTTGTATACTTGGTACAAAAAGTAACTGTGTTAAAAATAAAACATTATTTGGTGATGAATGGGTTATTTCCGATAGTTTTGAAAAGAAAATAATTGAAAAAACCGCGTTATTGTGGAGTGATACGCTTGAATATGCAGATTTGGAAAAAATGTCGTTTGGAATTCCGCTGTTGTTTTCAAGAGAATATTCAAAAATAATAGGATTTGACGATGAGCGGTTAATTTATAATAGTTTTTTAGAAATACCAGAAAAAGTAAAAAAATTGGTTAATTACTACGACGATGCAAGAGAAAGTCAATATAGTTGGCTTACTAATAAGTTAAAAAATGTAAATGAAAATGTTATCAAAGAATTTACAAAAGAACTGAGGTGATTAATATGCCGCTATTTGAGGTTAAAAGTAAGGAAATAGATAGTAAATACACAATGAGGGTGAAAATTCCTCAGTATCTTCCGAGTAATAAAAAGCCATTTATTGAGGAGTTGACTAATACACAAAAGTATGGTAAATTTATTGCACATATAAATAATTCAAATGTTTCGGAAGAAGAGAAAAAATTTTTAAAGTTCGCGGCAAGTAGGCATATAATATTTAATTATGCAAAAATCGCGGATTATTATGCCCACGCAGATGCAGAAATGCAGAAATTAATGGAAGAGTCCGCGCTTGTAATAATTGATATAAATGATGCCATTGTAAATGGTTATGTTAAGTTAAGTAAAGATATAGAGCGTATTATGGAAGAAAGCGGGGAAACTACTGAATAATGAGGGAGGATTTTGCAGTATTTATAATAAGCCACGGTAGGGCTAATAATGTGCTTACAGTAGAAACCTTAAAAAGATGTGGATATACAGGTAAATATTATATAATTATTGATGACACAGATACCCAGGAATATTTATATAGAAAAATTTACGGTGATGATTGTATAGTTAAGTTTAATAAAGAAGAAGTTGGCAAAACATTTGATATTATGGATAATTTTTCTGGTAAGCAGGTACCGACATTTGCGAGAAATGTTTTGCATACGATTGCCAAAAATTTTGGCTTAACATATTTTTTAGAACTTGAGGATGACTATCAAAATTTTAGGCAACGATATTTAAACGATTGTGGAAAATTTTGTACTCGGTATGTGAGGGATTTTGATGCAATTATAGATAGTTGTATAGAATTTTTAGAAACATCGGGTGCGGTTACTGTTGCGTTTGCGCAGACAGGAGATTTAATCGGCGGGTCAAGTTCAAAGGTGTTTACAGATAAAATATCAAGAAAAGCAATGAATTGTTTCTTTTGTAAAACAGATAGACCGTTTCAATGTTTTGGTAGATTTAATGATGATGTAAATTCGTATATTGACAATGGTAAACGCGGAGATTTATTTTTTA